GATGGTGGTTCATTAAAATCTGTTCCGGCAGATAATAAAGGACTAGGTAAATTACCACAGCCAGTTCGTAATAAAATGGGATACATGAAAAAAGGTGGTGTTGTCAAGATGCGTGGTGGTGGAGCAGCTACTAGAGGAATGAACTTTAATAGAGGTTACTAATTGTCGCAACTGATCTGCAATCTTCCTGCAATCCATGTATGGGTAAGAAAAGAATTCCTAAGAGATCATGAAGATGGTCATGGGGAGTTTGTTAAGGGTGTATGGATATCTTGTAAATCTATGCCGGGCAGAGCCTTTTACTTTGAGACTTACTTGCCCGAGTATGGGGCCATGTTTGACAAGCTACCAATAAGTGCATTTACATGGGCAGATCAAGCACCAAAGCCAGATTTAAGTTTACCTAATCTGCAATTTTGGAATTGTATGGATTATGGTGTAGTTGCAATACACAAGCAGTTTATATCATCTATGACATTTGAAGTAATGACTAGAAATGCAGGTACACTTAAAGGTAAGTATGTAGCTACAATAGATAATTATCATTCAGATGTTAATACTATTGATTACAGTACAGCAGAAACACCTGCAGAACATAAGTCTCATAATCTTATAGAGCTTGAAAATGGTCAATTTGGTTTATATCCTAACAATCGAATGAGGATATATGATAATAGTTTAACACCAGACAAGCCCTTGATGCCTGACTTTAAAGTTAGTACAGTAGAATACGAAGTAGAAAATGAAGATTATCTAGCGAGATATGGTGACAGTGATGATTATTTCTATAAAAGCAAGGATGAAAAGTAATGGCATATAGCAGTGGTAAATACGCTTATGGCATCTGTGACAGAACTGGCTTTAGATATAAGATAAAAGACCTAGTATTTGAGGTCGAGAATGGCGTTAGAACAGGTTTAAGGGTAGGTTATGACGTTGTAGATCAAGATCACCCACAAAACTTCTTAGGTAGGCTTAAAATAGACGATACGCAGAGTTTGTTAGATGCAAGACCTGACAGATCAGAACCAGCTACAGAGAGATTATTGCTTGTTAATCCATTCACAACTGCCGCAGCAGACAGTGGAAGTACAGTAATTACAGTTGTAGAAAAGAGTCATGGCAGGGCTACATCAGACAGAGTTAGATTTAGAAACTGTGTGGGATTTGATGGAATTACATCGGCTAACTTTGAATTAGCTATAGGATATGTTATAACTAAAACAACAGATGATGCTTATACTATAACTGTTTCTGCTTCGTCTACAACAGGATCTATAACTGGTGGTGGTGTGTTTGTCACTGTTGGGCCAGTTACATTGGAGGCTTAAATGAGCTTTACATTTGCACAATTAAAGACTGCAATACAAGATTATACAGATAATTCAGAAACATCTTTTGTATCTCACATATCTGACTTTATAAAAAGCGCAGAAGAAAGAATATTTAAGAATGTTGATTTAGAGATATTTAGAAAGAATGTTACAACATCATTCACAAACAGTGATAAATTTTTAACAATACCATCAGATTATTTAGCATCATTTTCATTACAAATAACAACATCTGGTAGCGAAGCCTTTCTTTTACAGAAAGATGTTAACTTTTTGCAAGAAGCCTATGATGCATCATCATCCACAGCAACACCTAGATTTTATGCACAGTTCGATGCAAATAACTTTATTGTTGCACCTACCCCAAACTCAAATTATGCAGTAGAATTACATTACTATTATAGGCCAACTAGCTTAACTGCTGGTGCAGATAGTGGTACAACATGGTTAAGCACTAATGCACCATTTGCATTATTGTTTGGATCATTGGTGGATGCATATATATTTATGAAGGGTGAGCCTGATTTAATGCAACTATATGAAAAAAGATTTATGGATCAATTAACAAGACTTAAAGATTACGGAGAAGCTAGAGAGAATACTGACTCTTACTCTGAGGGTCTACCAAGAGCGCAAAGAACATAGGAGTAAAAAATGGCAACAGCAAACGCGGCAACCACCTTTCTAGAAAATAGAATATTAAGTTTAATTTTTAAAAATAATGCAGCATCTTTTAGCACACCGGGAAATGGTATTTACGTTGGATTAGCAACAGCAGTAAGTAATTTTGATGGCTCAACTGGTGAATCTGGAGACCCAGCAATAACAGAAGCTAACTTTGGTGCTTATGCAAGAAAAAATGTTCCTCATGCAAGTTGGACACTAACAGCTGAATCAGCAAATACGCAAACAATTAAAAACTCTAGCTCTATAGAGTTTGATGAAGCTACAAGTGGAAGTAATACAATAACGCATATTTTTATTACAACAGCAGAGACGGCATCTTTAGATGTTGTAGGATCTGGTGGTAACGTTCTTTTTATAGGTGCTTTAGATGCCAACAAGACAATATCAACAGGTGATATATTTAGAATTAACCAAAACAACTTAACGATAGAGTTAAAGTAATGGCATTTGTAATAAATGACAGAGTCAAAGAAACAACCACTACAACTGGTACTGGCACACTCAGTTTAGGAGGAGCAGTTACTGGCTTTGAAACATTTGTTGCAGGAATAGGTAATTCTAATACAACATATTACGCAATAACATTACCGGGGACATCAGAGTTTGAAGTTGGTCTTGGCACCATTACTGATGCTACTCCAGATACATTAGCTAGAACAACAATAATAAGCAGTTCTAATAGCGATAGTGCAGTTAACTTTAGTGCTGGTACAAAGACTATTTTTTGTACAATACCAGCATCCAAGTCAGTTCTTTTAAGTGACGTTGGAGCGTCTACATTAGATTTAATTTCTGCTAAGACACATACAGGTCTATATGGAAGTTCATCAGCACCTATAGAATTTACAGTTACAGTAGGAACTAAAACAGCGGCACATCCTTATTATGGAGACGGAAGTAGCAGTGCCTATTTTATAAACGGTGTCGAATCACCTGCTTTGACATTACATGGTGTTGACAATGTAACATCTAATTCAGAATATTATTATAGGTTCACTCTTAGTTCAGGTAATATGTCAAGTCATCCATTTAGACTTTACTTGGATGCAGATAAGACTACAGCGTATACAACAGGTGTAACAACAACTAGCACATATTTACAAATAGCAGTAAATGAAGACACACCTAATATACTTTATTATCAATGTTCCTCTCATGCTTATATGGGTAATTATGCAATTACGTTAGGATCTAATAAAATAAATCATACTGAAGCTCTAATAAGTTTTCCAACTGCAACTGGAACTCTTGTAGGAACAGGTGATACAGGTTCGGTAACTAATGCTATGTTAGCTCAAATAACTACAGCAGGAAAGGTTGCTCTTGGTGCTTTAGAAATAGACGGCGCAACTGATATTGGAGCAGATTTAGTAGATGCAGATTTAATTATTGTTGATGATGGTGCAGGTGGAACAGAAGTTAAATCTACTTTAACACGAGTAAAAAAATATATTTATTCTGCTATGTCAGGCGATGCAACTGCAAGTGATGCTGGTGCGCTGACAATAGCAAACACTTCTGTAGAAACAGGTATGATTGCAAATGATGCAATAACAGCTACACAAATAGCTGATGATGCCGTTGGAGCAGATCAATTAGCATCAAGTGCAGTTGTTACAGCTTCTGTTGTAGATGCTAATATTACTTTAGCAAAGATAGCCAATCAAGCTGCAAATACAGTATTGGTGAGAGACGCCAATAGTTCTGGTGTTGTTTCTGCAAAAGCAGTTACAGACACACAAATACTAATAGGTGATGGAACTGGATTTACAGCAGCAGCATTGTCTGGCGATGTAACAATGACAAATGCTGGAGCAGTTACAATAGCTAATGGCGCAGTAGAAAATGCAATGTTAGCAGATGATGCAGTAGGAGCAGATGAACTAGCTGCAAATGCCGTAGTTAATGCAAGTGTTGCATCTGGTGCTGCAATAGCATTTAGTAAGATGGCAGACTTAACAGCATCAAGAGCATTAGTATCTGATGGTAGTGGAGATGTATCCGTAAGTGCAGTTACTTCTACAGAGATTGGATATTTAGATGGAGTAAGCTCTGCAATACAAACACAATTAGATGCAAAGGTAACTGCAACAGCAGCAGCAGACGAGGCTACAGCTTTAGCAATAGCGTTAGGATAATAATATGGCAAATGATTTTAAAGTAATTACAAGAGATGTTGCTCCAGCCACTGCTGGATCGCCAGAAACTCTTTACACAGTACAATCTAGTAGAACAATAGTTATTTTAGGATTGACATTGGCTAATGTGCATACAGCACAAGTTACTGGAACAGTGCAACTCGTAAGTACAACAACACAAACATCTCAGACACAAAATACTACGGCTCATATTGTAAAAGATATACCAGTTCCAACGGGAGCTACTGTAGAAATCATGTCAGGTAATAAAATTATAGGAAATGCAGGTGATATAATAAAGATAGATTGCTCTGTAGCAGATAAATTATCTGTGACTATGAGCTACATGGAAATTTCATAATATGGCGTATATAGGCAACACAGCAGGTAATAGATTTGTAGCTAGTAAAACTGCGACACAGTTTTCTGGTAATGGTTCTGCTGTTGATTTTACATTAGATCATTCAGTAAGTTCTCCTGAAGATATACTTGTATCAGTAGATGGTGTTGTACAAGAGCCAACTGTTGCTTATGGAATAGTTAGTGGAACTACATTAAGATTTACTGCTGCACCATCAAGTAACTCAGGTAATAACATCTTTGTGTACTACTTGTTTAGAACAGTGGGTACAGTTTCTCCTCCTGATAATTCAGTAAGCACCAATTCTTTACAGAATAGTTCAGTCAATCTTACTTCTAAAGTTACTGGTATATTGCCAGTAGCTAATGGTGGAACTGGTTTTGCTAGTTATGGTACAGTTTTTAAATTAATTAGTACAGCAAATCAAGATTTAAATAATGGTGTTGAAACTGTGTTAACATTTAATTCTGCACCCATTGATACTGCATCAATTACAAGCACAACAAATAATAATGTTACTATTACAGCAGCAACAGCAGGAACTTGGTTGATACAAGGTAACTCAAGAATTAATCAAAGACCCGGAAGGCAACAACTTCTTTTTTTAATAGGGTCTACTATTACTCTTATGGGAGAACAGTCTGAAAATGATGCAGGAAGTGGAGCAAACCCTACTATTGGATTTAGTAGTATAATAGCTCTTTCTGATGGAGATGTTTTGACTATGAAGCATTGGCAGTCTAGTGGTGGAACATTAAATACAGTAGCAGGATACAGTCAACCTAGTTTAATGGGATTGAGGTTATTTTAATGGCAAAAGAATATAGTAAATTAGTTGAGTTATATTGTGCAGATAAGGGTGTAAGTTCTGTTGAGTTTTGTCGCACAGACAATGCAGATGTTATACTTTCAGATGATGGTAATGGAGTTGTTTACATATCAGAATGGAATTTATCCATAGCTAAACCTTCTAATGATGACTTAGCAAAGTTTGATGATTAGGGAGTAACGAATGGCATTAACAAAAGTATTAATAGGAGGCATTGAGCCTAATCTTGGTAGACGCAATATCGTCATCAATGGTGCAATGCAGGTGGCACAGAGAGGAACTACAACTGGTCAAGGTGGTGCTGAAGCTATGTCTGCTGTGGATAGGTTTAAAGTTTTTGGTGGTAGCACAGCAGGTAGACTTACATCTTCACAAGATTCAGATTCTCCAATTGGTTTTGGTAATTCTTTGAAACTAGATTGCACAACTGCCGATACTTCTGTCGCAGCAGGTGAATTTCTTTTGTTAGAACAAAGGATAGAGGGTCAAGATTTACAACAATTAAAGTATAACCAATCAAGTGCAGAAACTTCAACAATAAGTTTTTATGTAAAAGGTAATGCTTCTGCACAGTATACTTTTGCTTTACAATATCATTTATCAGGTGGCACTGCTCGTTGGTTTACAAAAGGATTTGCAGTAACCACTGATTGGGCAAGAATAACTATTACAATTCCGGGCGATACACAAGCAAGTAGTGGTTCTGATTATGGTATAGCTGACGATAATAATACTGGTGCAAATTTAATGATTTGGTTACATGGTGGTACTAACTTTTCTAGTGGCACTCATCAAGATACAGCTTGGGCAGATAGAGATTACACTAAACTATTCCAAGATAATCAAACATCCTTTTATGACAGCACAGACAGAACATTCTTTTTCACTGGCTTTC